CAGAATAATATGTACTACAATATCAGCCTCTACGGGTGAATTTGATGCAAATACAATTTTTATTGGTGGGACTCCTTTTAATAAAGGTGACTTAGATACTTTAAAAGAAGGAAAAACAATCAACACTATTTCTAGAAATTTAAAAGGTGGAGACACAGGTAAAACTAACATTGTTCGTCCTGATGCTGTAATGCACCCAGATGATGATTCAACTTACAGTAAATACACAACTACAGGCAGAATAGGTACATTTATTAGTGGTACCCTTTTTCATGATTTTAATTTAAATGGAAATAATAATTATGCTCGAATTGGTGATGGTAATACTGACATACAACTTAAAGGTAATATAAACGATGCAACTTTGGATGGGGGGACCTTCTAATATTTATAATATATGGCAAGTACAATACAAATAAAAAGAGGAACAGGAACATCAGTCCCATCAGGATTAGCAGATGGAGAATTAGCAATTAATCTTGATAATGGTAAATTATTTTATGGTTCAAGTTCAGTTAGTGTTAATAGTTTTACTTTTAAAAATTTAACAGCTGAAAATTACATAGTTTCTACTTCAGTTACTAATATAACAACTCAAACCTTATCAGGTTCAACAGATTTTGGAGATGATTCTGGTGATATTCATAAACGTACTGGTTCTTTAAATGTATCAGGTGCGTTAAGTATGGATGGTAACATTGAATTATCTAATAATGGTGAAATTTTTGTAGGATCATCTGGTACACGAATAATAGCTAATAATGATGATTATTGGAAAATAAATGCTAATGGTGTAGAAGCAGCTAGATTTTCATCAGCAGGAGTTACGATTAATGAGGGGGGCCAAGCACCGGTTGATTTTAGAGTAGAATCAAATTCTGATACTCATTTATTATTTGTAGATGCCGGAGCTAATAAAATGGCTATTGGAACAAATACAGTAAGTGATTCATTATTAACTGTAGATGGTGATATAAAAGCAACTAATATAACAGCCTCAGGTAACATAAGTGCAAGTGGTGATATATTTTGTGATGATTTAACAATAAGTGATGACTTATTTATAGGCGATGATATTCGTATGGCCTCTAGTACCGCAGGAATATTCTTTGACTATCCTGGAAATGAATACACGTTTGGAATAGGACAAGGTGGTTTAATAATTAATGCCGGCATTACTAACCCAGCCTCTGTTAACCATTTTATGGTATCGGCGTCCGGTGGAACAGCAAATGAAAATGCACGTATTGCAATAGGAGGAACGCCTGATACTACTAATATGTTAACTGTGTATGGTAATATAAGTGCAAGTGGAGAAATAAAAGCTAACACATTAGATATAGCTAGTACTTCAAATTTTGCAGATGACATTACATTAGGGGACACTAAAAAACTAAAAGGTATTAGAATAATTATAAGTGCATCTAGTAATAATCAGATACATGGTGCTACTACTTTTAACGATATAATAAGTGGTGATACTACATTACAAGGTAATTTAAGAATTGGGGGCGCAGGTGATACATCAAATAATTGGATTTCTATTGACTGTCAAAATGGTGATGATGCTAGCGGCGGCGGTATAACATTTTATGAGACAGGAACTTACGATGTTGACTCTCCTCAATATGGAGCAAAAATAGTTTACAATGAAGATAATGATGAGTTTGCTATAGGTACTATGCATGATAATACTTTTATGCGGCAAATTTACATGAAACGTAGTTTTGATCGTGTTTATTTAGCAGATAGTGTGGTTATAGAAGGAACAACACCTGCATTAACACTTTTAGATGCAAGTACTACAGTAGCAGATGGTGATGAACTAGGACAAATAGCTTTCAATAATGAAGATGATGATGGAACTACTTTAAGAATAAAAGGTGTTGCAACAGAAGATCATGCATCTGAAGCTAATGGAGGTAGTAAACTTGAATTTCATGTCACACCAAATACTACCAGTGCAACAGCTTTAGCAGCAACTATAGATCAAGATAAATCTTTAACTGTAAATAATCATATAACAGCCTCAGGTAATATAAGTTCAAGTGGTACAATTATTGGTTCAAATTTAACTAATGTAGAAAACACAGCAATTTCAACATTTGCAGGTACTTCAAATATTACCACAGTAGGTACTATTGGAACTGGTACTTGGCAAGGTACTGCCATTGCAGATGCATATTTATCATCAAACACTGCTCACCTGACAGGAACACAAACATTTAGTGGAGCAAAAACATTTAGTGCTAATGCAATACTTAGTGGTACTACTAAATTAATAGCGTCTGACATGGAAGCTATCCATTATGATGGTCAACTTGTCATTAGTCAAGATAATAGAAAAACAAAATTAAGAGGAACATCTTTTAATGTAGATACAAATATAACAGCCTCAGGTAATATAAGTGGTAGTAGTACTTCTACAATTTTAACAGGTGGAACAATTTCATCACGAGATAATATTTTTCTTGGTGAAGGAAGTTTTGCAAATCATATACTTCATTTTGGACCTTCTGCTGCAAATAAAACCTATCCTGTAATAAATGCAAATGCGCAATATGAATTACAAATCCAAAGAGGTAGTTTAGAGACGCCTTTAATGAAATTCTTCATGAGGCAACATAGTGTTGAACCTGATACTGTGCATATATCTGGCTCATTAAAAGTAAAAACTGGACCAACAACTGGTACTGGTCATTTAGAAGTTGAAGGAAATGTAACAGCCTCAGGCAATATAAGCTCAAGTGGCACAGTTACAGCTAATACTTTAAGATTATCATCAACTACAGATGCTAGTGTATCAAGTACAGGACATGCTTTCCAAGCAGGATTAACAAATTCTACCAATGTTATTATAGATAATAACGAAATAATGGCTAGAAATAATGGTGCTGTTTCTAATTTACATGTTAACCCAGATGGTGGTAATATAACTTTTAATAATAGTGTTAGTGATAAAGTTATAATAGGCAGTGGTCACGTAACAGCTTCAGGTAATATAAGTTCAAGTGGTACTATAACAGGTCAAGCAGGATTAACACAACACAGTATAACAGGCACAACTGATGGAGAAGCTAAAGGTGATATAGTCAAATTTGGGGGAACAACATCAATGACTGCAGGAGCTATATACCATTATAAATCAAATGGTACTTGGGAATTAGCAGATGCAGACGATAATACAAAATCTGATGGATTATTAGGAGTAGCATTAGGAGCAGCTTCAGACATTAATGGAGTATTATTAAGAGGTATGGTTACTTTAGATCATGATCCAGGAGCTGTAGGTGATGCTTTATATTTAACAACCACAGCAGGAGATGTTAGTGCAACTGCCCCTTCAGGTAATGGTAATATAGTAAGAATTGTAGGATATTGTTTAGATGCCTCAAATGGTCAAATATGGTTTAATCCGGATAGTACATTCGTAGAAGTTAACGCATAATGGGATATTTAGAAGAAACATTAATATTCGAATCAGATAAAATCTATTATACAGATAAAGCCTTTGGTAGTAATAGAGAAGTAATGATGGATTGGGAAGATTCCCTAATGTCAGCTTCAGCTGCTTATGTTTGTGAAGGAGGCGGAGACATATTAGAAATAGGATTTGGAATGGGTATATCAGCAGGTTACATGCATTCTCATTCAATTAATTCGCATACAATAATTGAAAACCATCCTCAAATAATTACTAAAGCTCAAGAATGGGCAGCCAGTAAATCAAATGTAACTATTATAACTGGTAGTTGGTATAGTGTAAAAGATTCTTTATCAACTTATGATGGCGTATTTTATGATACTTTTGGAGATCAAGATATGAATAAATTTAGTTCTTCATTAAGTAGTTTAGTAAAAGAAGGAGCAAAAGTAACTTGGTGGAATAATGAACCTTCTGAAACTAATTTTTATAACATACCAAATGTAACTTATCAAATATTAAATATTAATCCTCCTGTAAATAATTACTTTAATTTAAATAAGTATTATTTACCTAAAAAAGAATTTTAAATGCCTACAATAAATGCTATTGGTAAAGGATATATAACTGGTACTACTCAAACTACCCAAGCAGCTGCTCGTGATGCAACTACTGGTACTCATGTTGATGCTACAGGTGAGATAAGTTTTGCAATTCAGTGGTTTAGAAGTGCAGGTAGAGGTGGGGGTGCTATGAGATATATAAGAACTTTCTTAGTGTTTAATACAGCTGGTATAACAAGTACTATTAGTTCTGCTACATTAAAAATAAGAGGGGCAGGTATAAGTACTGATGCTGATGTTATAGGTGTAAAAAGCACAGCATTTGGGGGTGATGGAAGCGCTATTTTAGCAGATGATGATTTTAATAATTTAGATTATAGTACTACATACACAAATGAATTAGAATCTTGGAATACTAGTGCAGATAATAATTTTACATTAACTTCAGATGCTTTAAATGATATAAAAAATAATGATCATTTTGGGATAGCTTTAGTAGAAGCAGATTCAGATTATGCTGATGCAGATACTGGTGATGGATCATTTGATGTAGGTATTAATTTTGGTAGTACTTTACAAATTGATTATACTTTAGCAACTGGTTATAGTCATGATATAATGGGTTTAGCATCAGCAAATATAGGAAAAGTTAACACAGTAGCAACAGCCAATGTAGGCAAAATAAGTGGTACATAATGGAATTAATACAGTTAAATAGAGATCCTAAAATTAATGAATTTAGTAAAGAAGACCTTGTACTAAATACAATTACGGGGGATTTATTTGCTAAAACTAACACTAAATTATTTAGAATATTTGTAAGTAATGCTACAGAAAATGTACAAGGTTCTACCAATCAAGGTAGTAATATAGTTGATGGTTTTTATGGTGTTGTAACTAGTAAACCATTAATAGGATCTGGTATATCTTTACATGGTGGTATACCTTTTAATTATGGGCAACCACTTCCTAATCCCCCTTATATTAAAACAAATGGTGGTTTTGATTTATTAATGGATAATGCAAATGTTTATAACAATTCATCATTTCGTGTGTTTAAAGACACAGGTGTTCCAGGTGTGGGGGGATCTGAATTGTTAAAATTAGATAATAATGGAAACTTAACAATTTTAGGTACAATAAGTGGAAGTAGTACTGCAAATACTAATATTGATGGTGGGTCTTTTTAATCTTTATATATGTATATAAGAATAATAAATAATAATTAATAAAAGTTATGGAAAAACAACTTACCCAAGAAGAAATTAACACAATTAAAAATCTTCAAAATCAAATCCAACAACTAGCACTACAGTTAGGTACAATAGAAATTAAAAAATTTCAATTAAAAAATGAAATTGAAAAACTTCAACAACAAGAAGAACAAGTTGCAAAATCACTTTCAGATAAATACGGAAATGGTACTTTAGATATCGACACGGGTAAACTTACAATAGTAGATTAATAATTAATCCTGGTTTACACTTTCTTTTTATATTTATATGAGAATAACTCATGCAATTAAGATTAATAATATATAAGAGATGGCAAACGAAACTATTGTATCCCCAGGTGTTTTTACTAGAGAAAACGACCAATCTTTCTTACCCCAAGGTATAGGACAAATAGGAGCAGCAATTGTAGGACCCACACCACAAGGTCCTGCTTTTGTTCCTATAGTAATAAGAAATGGCTTTTCAGAATTTGAAAGAAGATTTGGGGGTTTAAGTCCTAACACATACGTCCCCCAAACAGTAAGAGAATATCTTAGATCAGCAGGATCTGTAACGGTATGTAGAGTACTAGCAGGAGGTGGTTACAAATTTGATGGTACCACAAAACAATTAGTAGCATTAGTAACTACAGGCTCTCATTTTAGAAAATTAACTGAATCTTCATCAGGTATTCTTGCGAATGTTGGAACATCAGGAGTAAGTATACATGTTACAGGTAGTAATACTTCTTTTAATACTCAATTTGCTTCAGGAGATGTTATTAAACTAGAAACAGGTTCTCTTTCACAAAATCTTGTAGTAGATTCTGTTATAAGTAACACTTCATTAACAGTAAAGAGTCCTATTACACTTCCAAATACCGTAGCAAATAAAATTACAGCTTCTAGAGGAGTAGAAGTAAATGAAATCCTAACAGTATTTTTCCCATCTCAAAATACATCAAATGCATCTGCATTAGAATTAGGAAGTTCAACGGCAAAAGCAACAGTTACAGGTACTAGTAAATTTTCAATTTCAAGTTCATTTGGTTTAACTTTAACAGGTTCAGCTGGATCTGCAAAAAATATTACAGCTTCATTAGTTACTACCCAAAATGACTACATTGAACAAACATTAGGTTTAACAGGTAATTCTGCTAATAGTAAAACAGGAGCTAATGCATATGAATTTTCAGCCTTCCCATATTTAAACTTTAAATCTAGGCAAAAACACTTAGCTGATAAATTTGCATTACAATTATCTTTACGAAAGAATACAACAGCTTGTATTTTTACTAGTTCATTTGCTGAAGGATATAGCGCGGCTTCAACTCCATTTATTACTTCTCAATTTGATTCAGCTAAAAATACTAAAGAATTATTTAAATTCCACACTTTAGCAGATGGTACAAATACAAATAAACAATTTAAACTTTCAATTGCTAATTTAAAAGAACCTGCTAACATAGATGGAGTAGAACAGTATTCTCAATTTAGTGTTTTACTTAGAGCATATGATGATAATGATAAATCACTTTCTATATTAGAACAATTTAATAATTGTACTTTAGATCCTAATGATGTAAATTACATATCAAGAAAAATAGGTGATAGATACGCTCAATATAATGAAACTTTAGGCAAAGTAGAATTAAAAGGTAATTATCCTAATGTTTCACAATATATTAGAGTTGAAGTAAAATCTGCAGTAGAAGAAGGAGCTTATTCTCCAAAATTATCCCCTAAAGGATTTAAAGCAGTAAATGATACTATAATAGGATTCCCTAATTCAGCTAAATTACCAAGTGCTTCATTCCAAACAAGTAGCACAGATATAAATGGTAATTTTAATACAAATATTTACTTAGGATGGAACTATAATGAATTAGATAATCAAAACTGGAATAATCCAGTACCAAAAACAGCAGCAGGTACTAATGTGCCCAATGCATCAGGTGATTTTAATGTTGAAAATTGCTTTGTAAATTCTAATGCAAGTATAAGTCATGCAGGTAAATCATTAAGTGCTTCAATAGACAATACAGGTATTAATGGTCCTACAAATACATTTCTTAAATTTTCAGTTCCTTTCCAAGGTGGGTTAGACGGGGTAAGTCCAACAATAGTACCACAAACAGGAGAATATATTTCATCAACTAATTTATATGGATTTGATTTAAGTAATACTAATAAAGCAGGATATAAAGGATATAAAAAAGCTTTAAATATTCTTTCAAATCAGGATGAATATGATATTAATATGTTAGCATTACCAGGTGTAATTAAAACTTTACACTCTTCAGTAACACAAGCTGCTATAGATATGGTAGAAGCTCGTAGTGATGCTTTCTATGTAATGGATTTAAATCAAGTCAATGATTCAGTAAACACAGCTGTAAACGCAACAGATGGTGTAGATACCAATTATGCTGCAGTTTATTATCCATGGGTTAAAGTACTTGATACTTCACGAAATAAACCAGTATTTGTACCACCATCAGTAGTAGTACCAGGTGCTATCGCAGCAAGTGATGCTTTACAAGCTGAATGGTTTGCACCCGCAGGTTTAAATAGAGGTGTATTAGGAAATGTATTAGAAGCTCGAATTAGGTTAAATCAAGCTGAAAGAGATCAATTATATGAAGCAAGAGTTAATCCAATTGCAACATTCCCCCAAACAGGAGTTTGTATTTGGGGTCAGAAAACATTACAGTTAAAATCATCAGCATTAGATAGAATTAATGTTCGTAGATTATTAATAGCTGTTAAGAAATTCATTGGAAGTTCTTCAAGATACTTACTATTTGAACAAAATACAGCAGCAACACGTAATAGATTTTTAAATATTGTTAATCCATACTTAGAATCAGTACAATCAAGACAAGGTTTATTTGCTTTTAGAGTCCAAATGGATGAGTCAAATAATACAGCAGATGTAATTGATAGAAACCAATTAGTAGGTGCTATTTATTTACAACCAACTAAAACAGCTGAATTTATTATATTAGACTTTAATGTTCTCCCAACTGGTGCAACATTTGGTGAATAAAAACTTAAAAATTATATATTTATAATAAAATAAATAACAATGGCAATATTAGACACAAACGAAATGATGTATACGGCTTTTGAGCCGAAACTGAAAAACAGGTTTGTAATGTTTATAGATGGTATCCCTGCTTTTTTAATAAGACAAACAAATAAACCAAATATAACATTTTCAGACGTAATTCTTGATCACATTAATGTGAAAAGAAAAATTAAAGGTAAAGCTAATTGGGAAGATGTACAATGTACATTATATGATCCAGTTACACCATCAGGAGCTCAAGCAGTAATGGAATGGATTCGTTTATCTCATGAATCAGTTACAGGTAGAGATGGTTATTCTGATTTCTATAAAAAAGATATTAGATTTAATGCTTTAGGCCCTGTAGGTGATGTAGTTGAAGAATGGATTTTAAAAGGCGCATATTGCCATGCAGCTAATTTTGGAGATGCAGATTGGACATCATCTGATCCTGCTGATATTACACTTACAATTAGAATGGATTATGCTATTTTAAATTATTAATATACTTCTCTCCCGAAGTTGCGAGGCTGGACGTCATTTTATGACGTCCTTTCTTTTTTTTATATATGTATATCTGAATAAAATTAAAATAAGTTATGGAACAAACAAGTTACAAATTCCCTTCTGAAATAGTTACATTACCCTCAAAAGGTTTACTCTACCCCGAAAATAGTCCCTTAAAAAAAGGAGAAATCGAAATGAAGTATATGACTGCTCGTGAAGAGGATATATTAACAAACCAAAACCTAATCCAAAATGGTACAGTGATAGATGCTTTACTTAAAGCATTAATTTTATCTCCTATAAATTATGATGATTTATTAGTAGGAGATAAAAATGCTATATTAGTTGCTTCACGTATTTTAGGATATGGTAAAGATTATAAGTTTAAATTTATCCACCCTAATACTGGTAAAGAAGAAACAGCAGAAGTAGATTTAACTCAAATAGATGATAAAGAATTAGATGAATCTAAAGTTACAAATAGTAAAAATGAATTTAGTTTTACTCTTCCTATTTCTAAAGTTAATATTACTTTTAAACTTTTAACACATGGTGATGAACAAAAAATTGCTAAAGAATTAAAAGGTTTAGAAAAACTAGGCCAAGGAAATAAACTTTTAACTACGAAATTAAAACATACTATTCTTTCTATTAATGGTGATTATGAACAAAAAACTATTAGAGAATTTGTAGATAATCAGTTATTAGCAAGAGATTCAAAATCGCTTAGAAGTTACCTAAAAGAATTAATGCCTGATGTTAAATTAATGTTTGATTATGAAGGATTAGATGGTAAAGTGGTAGAGGAGGTACCTATCCCTATAGGGGTTAACTTTTTTTGGCCTGAATCCTGAGTATAGAAAAAATATTTTTAGAGAAATACATGATTTAGTATTCCATGGAGGTGGAGGTTTTATTTATTCTGAAGTATATGATATGCCTATTTGGTTAAGAAGATATCATATTGGTATAATAAATAAACATTTTAAAGATCAAGAAAAAGCTATGAAAAAAGCTCAACAAAATGTTCCTAAAGAAGGAGTTTCAAGACCTAACATAAATCCTTCAACCACATATAATATTTAAAGATGTCACAAGACATCTTTTTTTTTCTAATATTTATAACAAAACAATTCTATGGCTGAAGAAAGCGACAAAGATTTTAAAAAAATATACGATAGAAAGCTAACGGAGGCTAAGGCATCTAAACAAGTTGCTAAAGATTTAGCTGCTGAAGAAAAAAAGATAGAAGGTTCTTTAAAAAATCAATTAAAATCCCAATTTGGGATAAATGATCTTTTAAAAGAATCTAAAATTAATTCTGAAAATATAGCAAAAGCTATAGAGGGTGCTAATAAATCCCAAGTTCAATTTCAAAAATCTTTAGGTCTTAGTGTAAGTGATAGTACTAAATTAACTAGACAAATAGCCATATCAGCTACTTTTAGTAGAAATATAGGAGTTAGTTTTTTAGGTACACAAAAAGCTATAACTAATATTAATAAAAGTTTAGGTACTGGTACTAATTTAATAACTAAACAAGCTGAAGCTGCAGGTAGATTTGCTCTAACTTTAGGAATGTCTGTAGAGGCACAAAATAATATAGCTAAAAGATCAATCCAAACAGGTAAATCAGTAGAAGATTTAGTATTAGGTCAAGTAGGAGTAGTTAAAGGTGTAGAAGCTGAATTAGGTGCCAGATTAAATATTGCTGAAGTAATAGATGAAGCAGCTCAAGTTGGTGGGCAAATTAGAGCCCAATTAGGAGGTAACGTTAATGAATTAACACGAGCAGTAGCAGTAGCTAAAGAATTAGGATTTGAATTAAAAGCTATTGCGGGTACAAGTAAAGCATTATTAGATTTTCAAAGTAGTATTGAAGCAGAATTAGAAGCAGAATTATTAACAGGTAAACAATTAAATTTAGAACAAGCTCGTTTATTTGCTTTAACAGGTGATTATGAAGGATTAACTAGAGAAATTGCAGCTAATGTAGGTGATTTTTATGAATTTAGTAAATTAAATGTTTTACAACAAGATGCAATTGCTAAATCTGTTGGTATGACATCAGATCAATTAGCTGATCAATTATTTAATCAAGCATCTATTTCTGAATTAAAAGAAAAAGCACGAGCAGAAGGTGATGAAGAAACTTTAGCTAATTTAGAAAGATTAGATATTCAAAAACAATTTGAAATGATAACTTTAAGAGTTAAATCAGCATTTGTTTCAATAGCTACAGTTTTAGAACCTGTATTTGCAGGAATGGCTTTAATGGCTGATAATATGGATTTAATATCTACATTTGCGGCTGCAACTGCAGGTACTTTATTACTTATAAAAGGTTACCAAGCAGCAATTTTAGTATATAAAAATAGGCAAAATATTTCTGATACTATACAGTTAGCACTCCAAAACGGAATTACATCTGCTAAAATAGCTGCAGCATTTTCTAATCCTTTTACTTTAGCATTAGGAATTGGTGCATTAGCTGCAGGAGCAATGTATATGTCTAGAGCTCCTAAAGGAAGAGCAATAGGTGGACCTATAGCTGCTGGGCAACCTTACATGGTAGGAGAAAGAGGTCCTGAACTTATAGTACCTACAAATTCAGGTAATGTAATACCAAATAATCAATTAAGTAGTGGAGGTGGAAAAGGTCGTTCAGATTCAGAAATAATATCATTAGCTACAAAAGCAGCAGCTAGATCTATATCTGTAGACTTTAATACTCCTCGTTTTAATTCAATTAATTCATTAGACGCTGTATTTGCTTAATATGTATAACAAAACTAATTATTATGGCACTTAAAGATTTATCATCATTATACGACTTAGTAGGAGGAAATCAACCTGTTAGTGATATGAGTAACCAACAAGGAGCTCAATCTTTTGATTTAGGTCCTGATTCTACATTACAGCAAAATTCTTTACCAGAAGTACCAACTAATTCACCTTACCAAGATTTAGACGGACAACCAGGACCACAATTTGATTTAGGAGAAAATTCTATATTACAAGAAGATAATCTAGTAAATTTACCTTCTGAATTAGATTACCCAGATTTAAATGGGGTAGAAGGAGGTAATGGTTATTTTCATGGTATAGCAAATCCTGGAAAAGAACAAGGTAAACAAATAGGTGGAGTAGATTTACATGAACATTTATTAACTAACCCTTATGGTTACATTTATGGTGATTCCTTAGAAAATATAGGACCTGCTCCTGGCCCCACAGGAAATTCAGAATATCAAGATTTAGATGCAATAGATGGGGGTAATGGTTATTTTCATGGTATGGTAAATCCTGGAAAGTATCAAGGAAAACAATTAGGTGGAGTAGATTTACATGAAGCTTTACTACAAAATACTCCTTATAATTATTCATATGGGGTTACAACCCCAGGAAATCAACCAGGACAAGCAGGTCCCTATGAATTTCCAAGTATAGATTTAAATGGTGGCCTTCCATCAACAGGAAAATATGAAGATAACATGCCCGGTTAATAAATTATGGCTTTAAAACAACTCTTAACAAATTTAGAAGAAGGAAAAACAGCAGGTGTTGTAGATTCATATCCTAACCATGCCCAATTTAATAATGGAGGATCTACTTTAGGTAATTCTACTTCCCTTTTTGATAATTTTACATGGAACCAAAGAAAACTTAAATTTGGTGAGGGTAATGCTTATGATAGACCTAGACAAGGTTTTAGTAGAGAACCTTTTATGGGGAAAAATCAAGAAATTCCTGATTTAGATAAAGGTGCTTCTCGTTTTTTAGGTTTTATTGACAGTTTTTCTGACGGGTTTATAAGAGGTGGTATTACAACAGCAGTAAGTAGATCAGCTAAAGATGTAGCTAGGTTAGGTAAATTCTTTTTATCCTCAAGAGGTATAGGCTTTTTAGTTCAACAATTAGCTATGCAAGCAGCCCAACCTGATATATTAGCAGGAAACGCAGGGGGTAAAATAGGTGAATTTGTAAGCGGTATCACAGGTTTAAGTTTAAACAATAATAGAACTTTTAATTTAGGTTTAAATATATTAGGTCAGGCGGCAGTTAATTTTACAGGTGTACATTTAAATAGATCAGGTTTATCTCCTATATGGCAGGATAATCAAACATATGCTAAATTAGTTGTTGAAAAATCAAATTTAATTGGTAAAATTAAAAATAATGAAATAGGAAAAGGTGGGGATAGTGAAAGGGGAAACCGTCTTTTAACATTATATAATGGGAGAATGACAGGAGTAATCCCTGAAATAGAAGAAAAAGAAAAAAGTGGATTTGGTCAATTCTTAGAAAAAGCAAGTAATAAAGTAAAAAACCTTACAGGTGAAGCAGGTAACTCAATTTTATATGAATATAAGAAAGGACCAGGATCTATATATGGCTTAGGAAAAACTACAATATATAGGTACCAAAATTCAGAAATACCTGTTGAATACGCAACTGATGGAGTTGATTCATTTAAAAAAAGTTACCCACTACAAATAGATATTAATGGTTATAAAAAACTTAGAGTAGACTCTATTAATGAAACTAGAAATGACAAATCTTTTATAAATAAAAGATTAAAGAAAAGTTTTGGAGAAGAAAGACCATTTGATGGTTACAGAGAAAACAGAATAAAAACAGGTAATCCGGGTAATTTAATGATCTTAACAGATCAAGAAGTATTTAATTCATATAATATATTCCGTGATGAAACAATAGACAAAGTAAATGCATTAGATATATATCAATCTACTTTAGCTGAAAATAGTATTAATAGGGATTTTATTAAATTTTATTTTGATGTAATTAGACCAGATTCATCCTCCCATAGAGTAGTTTTTAGAGCATTTTTAGATAGTTATAATGATAATTTTACGGGTAACTGGAATAAATTTAACTATGCGGGTAGAGGCGAACCTTTTTATACTTATAATAATTTTGATAGATCAATTAGTTTTAGTTTTAAAATAGCAGCTCAATCAAGGCATGAAATGAAACCATTATATCGAAAATTAAATTATTTAGCTAGTACTACTGCTCCTACTTATAGTAATGATGGAAGGATGAGGGGTACCTTTGTAAGAGTTAATATAGGAAGTTTAATAAGTAATGTTCCTGGATTTTTTAATAGTATTGTCCTATCATGGAATAAAGAATATCCATGGGAAATAGCTATGGATTCCCCCGAAAATGGGGCAGACTCAGATATGATAGTAGTACCACATATATTAGATGTTCAATGTACTTTTACACCAATTCACGATTTTATACCTTCTACTTCTATATTTAAAAACTTTATAGGAAGTAATGCAAAAGGTTGGTTTAATGAAGGACTATATATGGGGCAAGATAACAGGAGTATCCTCCCTAATGAAAGAACTAATGGGGTCCAGAATAATAACCCTACAATTGTTACTCCTATTTCTAAACCTTGGGAACAAGAAACCTCATCTCCCGAACTTATAAGAACAGAAGAACCTTAATAATATGATAAATCGATACAATAAAACATCTATACAAATAGATAAAAATAAAAATCAATATTATACTAGTACTTTATACCCCGAAATACCTTCTAATATAGATGATATTTATATTTTAACTCAAACAGGAGATAGATTAGATACGTTAGCTAATAATTTTTACCAAGATACCTCATTATGGTGGGTTATATCACGAGCAAATCCTGATAAAATAAAAAGAGATGGGCTATTATTAAATCCAGGTATACAAATTAGGATACCTAGTAACATTCAGAGTATTCTTAATAATTTTGAAAATCTAAATACAGCAAAATAATGTCTATATTTAAAGAAAGTTTTAAACCTTTTGTCAAAGACCAAATAACTCAAAGACAAAATAAAGTAGGAAGTAATAATAAAACATATTTTTTACAAAGACAATGTACTATTAGAATGGCCTCAGGAGTTAATATTAATGGCAATAGTACTACTGCTCAAAATAATATTTTAGAAGGGGGGACTAAATCAAATAACAAACTTAGAGAAGGTTTTACTAATTCTTATGATTCTCCTAAAAATGGATTTGGTACTATTCCCATGCCAGGTATTACAAGTGTTAGAATAGAAACTCTTACAGCCTATGGTTCTTTAAGGGGAGCTACTGTAAATTTTGAGTGTCATAGTACGGATCAGTTAAGTTTACTAGAAAAATTATACATGAGACCAGGTTATCCTTGTTTATTAGAATGGGGATGGGAACCCTATTTAAAAAATAATGGATCACAGGGGTCAAATTTATTATACCTCTCTAGTAATCCTGAGTTTTTTGGTAAGGGTTACAATCAAGATATTATACAACAAAAAATAATAGAAAAGAAAGAAGAATATGAAGGAAATTATGATGGTCTATATGGCATAGTTAAAAATTTTAATTATTCAGTTAGACCTGATGGTGGGTATACTTGTAGAACAGAATTAGTATCTATAGGTGAAGTTTTAGAAAGTTTAGGAGGAAGATTATCAGATAAAAATAATACAAAATCATATTTAGAACAAACATTAGAAGACTTAAGTGAATACGCAGAGTCATTAAGCAGCTATACCCCTACCTCTGAAGAAAGAGACGATTTTGAAGAAGAAATACAATCGGGTTCAATACAACTACCTAAAAACTCTAAGTTTACAGGTAATATTAATGAATATGAATCTACTGCAGGTCGAAACTCTTATTCTTCTTTATCAGATATTAAACTTTTAAGAGAGGAAGCAAGAGAAGATTTTTTAAAAAATTACTCAACTCTAGAGGGAAAATTAATTAAATACTTTAACACAGTTGACCCTATTCCTAGCATATGGATAAAGTGGAGAGATTTTATAGGAATTATAAATAATAGTATACCATTAGATGCTAATGATTTACCCCTTATAAGAATAGCTCATGATAATCTAGATTTTAATGAAAATTTTATCCCTGATGAATTAAGTATAATTTCTTCAGGAGTACAACCAAATTCTAGAGGAACAGATATATTAAAAGGTGCGGGAATATTTACTTATTTTAAAAACCTAAGTTTTTCAATAAATCCTAATATATGCCTTTTCCCCGAAAATATAAAAAGATTAATACCTGGTAAGGCCCCAAAATTAGAAAAATCAAGAAAAATTGGAGATATATGTTTTGAAGTAAGTTACTTATTAAAATCTTTTCGTTCCCAATATTATACTAAAGATGAATTTAATGAAAAGGTAGCTAATGAAAATTTTAGTATAGGAAAATTTATGAAAAAAATATGGGATGACGTAAGTATTTCATGTGGAAATGGTCATAATTTTAATATTCAAAATGATTTTGAAAGAAACCATAGGATAAGGATAATAGATCTGGGATTTACTGGTGAAAACATACAATCATCCGAGTTAGCTGTACTGAATGTATTAAGCACTAAATCAATAGTAAGAGATTTTAACTATGACTTATCCATACCTAGTGCATTAACATCAACAATAGCTATAGCGGCACAAAACCCAGATGACCCCGAATCATTAGAAGAAGTAACATTTGCTGCTTTTAATAAGGGTGTAGAAAATAGATTTGTTCAAAGTAAAAATAATAGTTTAGTATGGGGTAATATCCAAAAAAACGGTTGGTATTCAAATTCAACATTTTCAACATCAGAAAAAAAGTTATTTAAATTTATGGAACTAAAAATAGCTTTAGAAGTATATTTAACAAGATTAAGGTTAACAAGTGATTTAGATCCTCGAGATTCAGAATCTAATATATTAACCCAAGCTAAATCTTATAATAGAAGTGTTGAAGGGGATCAAAAGAAAATAAAATTAGTAGGGGATTCATACACAGATTATAATGAAATACCTAGTAGTGAATTATCATCAGCCAAAGCCGCATTAAAATATTTAAATACTGCAAAAAGTGACTTAGGAAGACTATCAATACCAGGTCTAGAAAATAGACTTATAGGAGAACCTAAAAAAACACAACCTTCTTTTTCTTCTATAATTCCTCTTACATTTAATGCTAAATTAGATGGTATAAGTGGTATAGTTATAGGTAATGTTTTTAAAATAGATGAAACTAGACTACCCGAATTATATAAAGATAATAAAGTATCATTTATAGTATCAGGTGAACAACAAGAAATAAACTCACAAGACTGGACTACAACAATTACAGGCCAAGCAACAATACTACCAATATAATATGGCATATTTCCCTAAAAATAAAGCTAAAATAAAACCATCAAAAGAAGGTGAATTTATATATCAAGATGATCAAACATCTTTTAATGGGAATTATATACAAACAAGTAAAGATGAATACTATGAGGGGGATGATATTAACATTCCAGGTAGGGTTATTATTCCTACAAAAAACAAACAACAAAAAAATCTTTTATTAAATTTACTAAAAAACTTACTCCTCCAAGCTTTAACTGAATTAGCTAAAAAACTTTTAGCAGATTTATTAGCTTCATTATTATTAAAATTATTAAACCCCGGAGATGCCTTTAATGTCCAACAAGCTCAAAAAATATTAAATGATGCTAATGGTAGAGATTTAACTGAACAAGAACAGAATGATATTAAAGATTTACTAAATCAAATAGAATCTGAAGAAGTTAATTTAAACAATACTGTTATATCTAATAGTATTTATAATAATTTAAAACCTAATATATTTTTAAATTTAAATAAAAATAAAACCCCTACATCTACTATAATTAGACCATTAAGTGAAGATTATAATAAAGGAAGTTATACAAGATATTTTACTAAAAGAAATAATTCTAAAGAATATTTTGAAATAAATAAATCTACCTATGATTCAATATATCAAAATAAAACTAAATTTGATATTAACTTATACCAAGTATTTAATATAAGATGGTCTTTAGGAAAAGACGCTAAAGAAGTTAATAATAGTACAATATCTAAATATGAACGATCTTTACCTGGTGTAAAAAATTTATTTAATGATCCTACTGAATTTGCCCAAGTAACAAAAAATAACTTATATACTAAGGGTAATGAATTATTTTCCAAAAATGGTACTGAATACATAGGTGAGTATCATATTCATCCTATAAAAGGCCCAATGGTAGGTCCTATCCACACACAGGAACCTCATAATACTTTATATTATATTTATGAATTAGGTACTTCAAAACAATCCCCCAATACACAAAAAGACATTCTAGAAGAACCACAAACTGGATTATTTAAAACTATAGGAAATAATGAATATTATATAAAAGAAAATAAATTTGGTATATATGCTGAAGTAGTAGATACTATAAAAGATCCTCAATCTGTAATTTACACTTCAAGGAATTACTCAAAGTTATCAACTACTCCTGAAGATCTAATACAACAAACAATAAATGAAGTAAAACAAGGAGTTCCGGAAAATAAATCTACCTAAAAAGCGTGGCTATTAACTAATTTTTTTATACATTGATAAGGTATGTTCTATCTTATCGAAACACCCGACCAATTCGCAGAAATCCGCGATATTCTCACAGACAAGTGCTATATTGACTATGTCCTAGGAAATGACAATACTCACCCTGCCCTTGCAGAGGT